GAAGAAACAAGTGATACATTAGGCAAGCTAACTGAATGCTGCAAAGAAACAGGCGAACTTTTAAAGGTTATAGAACTAAAACTGAAAATTGCAGAACAGTTACACAGATGCAGCCAAAGTTAGAATACTGAGCTGCTTTTTTTATACCCCGATCAAGGGTCAAAACTGACGGAGGGCGGAATAAAAGTGTGACCGTGGGAAGTGGTACACAAATATGTTAAATCTGCATCTGTGAAAACAGGTGCATTTTTTATACCCAATTTTAAAAAGGAGGAACTAAAAATGATTGATCATAAGTTTCTGGAAGGCATCGGCATTACCGATGAAAATGTCGTAAAGTCGATAACTGAAGCCTATGCTGCTGACATCAAGGCAGAAAAGGACACAGCGGCAGGAATTCAGCAGAGTCTTGATACTGCTAATGCTGCTATTCAGTCTTACAAAGATATGGATATTGACGGCATCAAAGCAAGTGTTGAGGACTATAAGCAGAAATGGGAGCAGTCAGAAGCAGACCGCAAGGCATTTGAGCATAAGACAAAGCTTGGACAGTACGTCAAAGGCTTAGGCTTGCGTGATGATGTGTATGAGCAGCACGTTACAAATTTGCTTATGGAAAAGGGCTTGAAATTTGACGGTGATAAGCTCATTGGCGGTGATGATGTTGTAAGTGCATTTCGTGAATCTCATGCAGACGCATTCAATCCGCCTGAACCAGCTAAGCCTTTTATGGGCTATACACCCGGTATTTCCCCTGCTGCTCAAAATCAGATGGATAAGCTGCGTGAGATCTATGGTATTCAGAAAGAGAAAGGAAGATAATTTATGCCAAATAATTTTGAATTAGTAAGCAGACACACTACAATGCTGGACGATTTGTACAGACAGGAATCAAAGACCAATGTACTTGAATCCGGCAGCAATTGGACAAGAGCCGGTGCAAATGCAAATGAGATTCTTATCCCTAAGTATGATATGAATGGACTTGGCGATTACAGCCGTATAGAAGGCTATGTAGACAATTCTGCAAATCTTACATGGGAATCCAAAAAGTTCAATTATGATAGAGGAACGACAATTTCCGTTGATGCAATGGACAACGAAGAAACTATTGACATGGGATTTGGTTTAGCTGCCGGGCATCTCATGAAACACAAAGTCGTGCCTGAGCTTGATGCATGGCGATTTGCATCTTATGCAGGTGCAACAGGTATTCAGAGTAAACAGGAAACATTTAACGTCGTTGACGATGTAACAGCTTCTATCATGTATGCTATATCTGCAATGGATGAAGCAGAAGTTAGTGCGGAAAGTCGTTATTTGTTCCTGACTCCTACCCTGCACCATATGATCAATGCGCTTGATAGTTACAAGAGCCGTTCTATGATGCAGGGATTTGCCGGAATTATTGATGTACCACAGGCAAGATTCTTCACAGCGATCGATCTGCTTGACGGAAAAACATCAGGTGAGGAAATCGGCGGTTACAGAAAATCCGCAGACGGAAAGAACATCAACTACATGATCATTCACAAGCCGGCTGTAATTCAGGTAACAAAGCACATTGTTTCCAAGGTCATCTCCCCTGCTGAAAATCAGACAATGGACGCATGGAAATTTTTCTATCGTGCATACGGTCTGGCAGATATATTGGATAACGGTGTACAGGGCATTTACTGCTCCTATGCAGAAAAATAAGAAAGGAGATTTTTCATGAAAACAATTGGAATGAAGCCGCAGAAAAAACCAAATACCAAACCAGGTGAACTGCCAAAACCGGATGAAAAATCAAAGGAGTGATGCATAGTGCCATATGCAACATATAAAGAGTACCAGACAATTTACACTGGTACTCTTTTTACATCAAAAGAGCAGTTTGTCCCATGTGCAAAGAGAGCGTCTGAGTATATGAATGCTATAACTTTTGGGCGGCTTCAAGATGAAAATTGTACCGCCGTTTATGGTGATGTGCAGCGGCTTGTCAAGAAATGCTGCTGTGCCCTTGCTGAGAACTTTTTTTACTATGATGCCAAAATGCAGCCTGATGCAGCAGTGTCAGGCGGCACAAAGCAATCTGAAACTAACAGCAGATATAGCGTAACATATAGCAATCCCCTTGACAGCTTAAGTACACTTACAGGCGGCAGCTTTGAAACTTATCAGTATAACACGGCACTTAGGTATCTTGGACGCACCGGGCTTATGTATAGAGGGGTGGACTAAATATGTTTACAAATTGTGAGGGCTGCACCATATATAAAGAAAAAGCGGTTGACTTTTCACCTGTATGGGAGCGATATGTCATACCTAATGTATATTGGGAATGTACACATGGAGAAGCAGCAAGCGGCAAAGGTACAGAGCACAGCAATGAAGTATTTGTTTCAATTCCTGCTGCTTCAATTTCAAATTACGTTCCGGCATGCGGCGATACCATAGTAAGAGGTATTACAGATAAAGACTACAGGGAGATCGATGTAAGTAACAGATACAAAATAAACTCCGTGTCAGACTGTCGCTATGGCTCGCCTGCCGTTTGGCACATAGAGGTGACGGCAGGGTGAAATTTAATGCAAAGATTCTTATGCCGAAATACAATCAGTTTCAGAGCCGTATTCAAAAGGTTCAGAAGTTTGTAGACAGCGAGGTCATAAGAAAATGTGATCCATATGTTCCGTTTAAAACAGGTATGCTGCGTGATTCTGTTAAATTCGGAACAAAGATAGGCAGCGGTAAGATACGCTGGATAGCTCCTTATGCACAAAGGCAGTATTACAAGGGTTCAGCCACCGGCAAGCGTGGAGGACACTGGGCAGAACGTGCTATGGCAAATCACGGCAGCGAAATTATCAGAGGTGCACAGAAAAAATTAAACGAGGGTAAATGATGGTATCTACAATCAATGCAATCAGAGAATATATTAAAAAATGCCCATTTCTTGACAATGGACGTATTTTAGGCGTTGACAGACTGGGTGCTGACCCGATAGAATACACTATCGACACTGTACCGTGTGAACCGGTCATCAAAGATTACATAGACGGCAGCAGTGTAAGACAGATAGAATTCATATTCGGCAGCCGTGAAAAATATGGTCAAGACGTTATGCAGAATATTATGAACTCTGATTTTTATGAAAACTTTGCCTGCTGGATAGAACAGCAGGACGAAAAAAGAATATTCCCTGATTTTGGAAAGTGGCGCAGCCCTTTAAGTATTGAAGTTTTAACAAACGGTTATGCACATGATGTGACACCGGACACTTCACGTTATCAGATTCAGCTGCGTATTACTTACTATCAGGATAGACGATTTAAACAGGAGGAGATTTAAAAATGGGAAAAGGTATTGACAATAAGAAGCTTGTAAAGCGTTCGGAAAAAGTCGCTTTTATGGAAATCATAGGAGAAAACAAAGCAAGTACATTTGAGCTTATGGAAGGATTCACTGATATGACTTTTTCCAAAAATCCTAAGGAATATTCAAGAGGATATGTAGACGAAGATACAGATCGAACAGACCTTACAGGATATGTTGAAAGTATATCATACACTCTTGATCGCTACAAAGGACAAGCAGCTGTTGAAGAAATCGTAAGGATAACTGAAGAGGAACTCACCGGCACAGATGCAGTAAGAAGAATCATAGTTGTAGACAAAACAACAGCAACAGGTCATGGCAATGGCATTCTGAATGCTCAGGCACGTATAAGAGCTTATGCAATTATTCCAGATTCAAACGGAAGTTCAAGAGACTGTATGACCTATTCCGGCAACTTCAAGTCACATGGCGAAAAGGAAGATATAATGGTAACAACATCAGACAATTGGCAGACTGTCAATATAGCCACAAGCGAAGAGATAGAAACAGATATATAATGGGTGATGAAATTGATTTCACAAGAGAATATATGTAATATTTTAAATATTTCTCTTCCCTGTTGCGTAAATGTAAACGGTATAGAGTATCCTGTAAAAACTTCATTTCGTAACTGGATAGAGTTTTTCACGCTTCATGAAAATAATAATATATCATCAGAGGATAAAGTAATGCGTTCCATGTCTCTTTACACAGAACGCTATCCTTCAAATATATTGGCTGCATATTCGGCACTTCAAAACTTTTCAGCCTGTGAAGGGCTGCCAAAAAACACAGAATCAAAAAATAAGACAGGGGCTTTAAAAACTCCTGTCTTTTCATATCTATATGACAGCATATATATTTACGGCGATTTTATGAAGTATTATGGCATAAATCTCAGAACAGCGGAACTGCATTGGTATGAGTTTTCCGCATTGCTTATTGCATTGCCTGAGAAATCAGAAACAAAACAGCGTATTGCACACCGATCTATAAATACATCTGAGATCAAATCAGATGAACGCAGACTGCAAATAATACGCATACAGGAGTCCATACGCATTCCGCATGAAGATATTACAGCTTCTGAGATAGGCGATAAGCTGTGGCAATGGTGAGGTGATAATATATGCCAAAATCAGACGGCAGCATAGAAATAGACGCACGGATAAGTACTGAAAACTTTAAAAAGAATCTAAAAGATATGGTGAGTTCTGCTGAAAGCAGCACTGATGATATTGCCGAAAAGGGCGATAAAATGTTTAAGGCTATGCAGTCAGCTACAATGAAATTAGCTGCTGAATACAAAAAAGCAGGTATGAGCCAAAGTGAAGCTTCAAAAAAAGCATGGGCAGAAGTCAAGAAAACCGCTGAATATTCCTCTGTTATGGCTGCAAAGGAAGCCGCCAAAGCATCTAAGCAAGTACAGAAATCAGCGGAAGAAGCGGCACAAGGCACACAAGGCGCAGCTGATAAAGCCGGAGATACTATAAAGCAAATCCTTGGCGAAATAGCGCAAAAGGCAGATGAAACGTATAGTGATGCCGGTAAAAAAGGAGAAAATTTTGCAGATACACTGCAAAAGGCACTAAGCAGCAGTAATCCGGTAATTGATGAATTTTCAAAAAAAATCAAAGGTGCTTTAACTATCGCCGGTATTACTGCCGGTGCGGCTAAAATAGTACAGCTTGGAACCGACTACGAAAAGGCTATGAATCAGGTAGCAGCTTCTACAGGTACAGCCGGGCAAGAACTTGAAAATCTTCAAACGATTTCTTCAAACATTTACAGCAATAACTTTGGTGAAAGCATGGAAGACGCTGCTGCCGGTGTTTCAGAAGTATACAAGCGTACCGGACTTATTGATGAAGAACTCCAAAAGGTTACAGAGTCGGCATTTTTGCTTAAAGATACATTCGGGTATGAGGTAGCGGAATCCACACAAGCTGCAACACAGCTCATGAAAGTATTCGGCGTTACAGCTGACGAAGCATATACGCTCATTGCACAAGGCGCACAGCAGGGACTTGACCAAAATGGTGATATGCTTGATACTCTGAATGAATACAGTGTGCAGTTTGCTAACCTTGGTTATTCTGCCGAGGATATGTTTAATATGCTCAAAAATGGCGTTGACCAAGGAACATGGTCAGTTGACAAGCTCGGTGACGCTGTCAAAGAAATGAATATCCGCTTGAATGACGGTACAGCCGATAAGGCACTTGAATCCTTGGGACTGAATGCCGAAAGTGTTAAGATAAAGCTTTCAGAGGGCGGAGAATCCGCAAAGAATATGCAGCAGCAAATACTTACTTCTCTGATGGCTGTTGAAGATGAACAGGAACGCTACGTTCTCGGTCAAACTCTTATGGGCACCATGTGGGAAGACCTTGGTGAAGACGCTGTAAATGCTCTTATGAATACAAGCGGCGAAATTTCTAAGACGAAAAGCACTTTGGAAGAAATGAATGCCATTAAGTATGACGATATAGGCAATCAGCTTGAGCAGCTTAAACGTACAGCTGAAACCGAGATCATAGTGCCGCTTACAAAAGAATTTATGCCTGTTATCAAAGAGATATTCAGTTTTGTTTCAGACAATTCCGAAAGCTTGGTAAATATTATAAAGCCTATTAGCGGCATTTTAAAAGGCATATTTTCCATTGCAAATGCAGCTTTAAAGCCGATCACTGCAATACTATCCCCTATTTTGAATTTAGTGGGAAAGTTTACAGGTGCTATCGGTGATATTGCATCTGCATTAGCAGGTACAACGTCAACAATCGAAGATTATAACGGTACTATGAAAGAATGCGGTACTGAAATTGCAAGCACTTCCAAAGCATTACAGCAGGCAAAAGAAGAATTCGGTGAAAACTCTGATGAAGTACAGCAGCTTCAAAGAGATTTGGACACACTTAATGCACAGTATAGAAAAGGTGGCGGTGATGCTGCCGTTTACAGTGAAAAGATTGCTGAAATATCAGATTCTTTCGATGAATTAAAAGAGTCTCAGCAGGAAGCTATGGACGCTATAGACGATTCAGAAGGTTCAGGATTAAGAGCTGTTTCAATGCTTGAAATGCTTTCCGGAAAAACGCAGCTTACATCTGCTGATTTAGATACTATGTCTAAATACGCTGATTATTTAAATGATACTTTCAATTGTGATATTGAAGTTGATTACGATACAGGCAAGCTTATAGGCTTTAATCCTGATACTGCTATAAAGCAGATACAGGATAAAATAAATAAAAACAGGTCATCTCAGGCTTTCGACTACATAACGAGTGAAAAATTTTCAAGCAGTTACATTGACGCAGCTGAAACTTACTATGAAAATTATGAAAAACTGCGTAATATGCAGATAGAGTTTGACCAGCTCTCAAAGACCGCATACTATGACTTCAACGGAAATGTTCGCTATGCAGATGATGACAGATTCAAAGAATTGTCAGAACAAATTCCTTTGATGAGAGAGGAATGCAATAAAAATAAAGATACTGTTGCTTTGATGAATGATGAAATTGAAGAAAACGGCAGAATTGCCGGTCTTGATGCTGAGTCAATAGAAGCACTTCAAAGTGCTATGGACAAATCTGCAAAGACAGGCAGTGACTTCATCAGCATTGAGGAAGAAGCAAATAACAAACTCAGTGAACAGCAGCAAGGAATAGACGCAGCTAAAGGCGTAATTGAAGGGTATTCCGAAGAAATATACAAAATTGCAGAAGCTTATGACACTGCACGTCAAGCAGCATATGACAGTATGTCTCAGCAATTCGGACTTTTTGAAACAGCTCAAATGGATGCGGAAGCTACAGTATCGGCATTCACAGTTGCCGGTAATTCACAAGCTGCATTCTGGAATCAGTATAGCTCAAATCTTTCAAAGCTTGAAACCATGTCTGCTGATAGTCTTGGCATTACAGAGGAAAACTTCCAATTACTTAAAGAACTGGCACTGCAAACAGATCAGGAATCTATAAGCCTTTTCAATAATGCAATGGCACAAGGCAATGAAGGAATGGCACAGCTTGCAAATACTTTGGGCAAAGTCGATGAGGCAAAGACAGAAGCTTCTGAAAAAGTTGGTGAAATCGGTTCAGGTCTTAATAAGGCTATGGAAGAAATCAAAGAGCAAATCAAAGCAGATGTGGGCAAACTTGACATGTCAGATGATGCAAAGGATGCTGCTACAAGTACTATGGACGGCTATATAGACGGCTTATTTAATTCAATAGATAATGCTACTCAGGCTGCACAAAGCGTTGTAGATGCTGTACAATCCGTATTTGATAATGCAAATCTTACATACACTGCAAGCGGTGTTAGCGGTTCTGTTAAGATAGAAGGTAATGCCAAAGGTACAACAAATGCTGAAGATGTATTCATAGCCGGTGAAGAAGGTCCAGAACTGATAGTCGGGAAAAGCGGAAGCACTGTTTTTCCATATTCTGAAACCACAAAAATTGTAAATGCAGTAAGCAGCATGATACCCGGTGCAGACTCAGCTGTAGCGGCAACAATGAATATCATGAATGCACAGGGTGCTTCATCTGTAAGTGCAGCGTCCCCCGTTTATCGTGAAGTCTTCTCTCCTACTCCTGTATCTTCTGCCCCTGTACAACCTGTTTCTACTCCTGACTTACATCCGACATTCAACGTAACCGTCAATCTTGGTAATGACGAATTCAGAGATTATGTAATAGATACTATAGCATCTGAAAATGCCAGTACGGGAGGTTGGAGCGTATGACGGCGATATTTTTAGAAATAGGTGGTACAGAGTATGCATTAAGAAATTTCACTAAATTTGACGAGTCATACTCAGAAAACATAAAGAAGTTTGAAAGTGAATCCGGTCACTCCATAGTCTATCCTGTACGCAGTGGAAAGCACTGCATTTCCCTTACCATAGAAGCGAATTCCGTATATTTAAACGTACTTAAAAAGCTGTTTAATCAGCCTGTAATACATCTAAAATACACACACGGTTCTGATGCTGACACGGACTATATAGGCAATATCAAGCAGCAGATACATGAAGCAGACTTTATAAAAACAAGCGGCATAAGCATAAAGCAGATAGCGGATATTAGAGTAGCTCTTACAAATGCCGGTATGGGCTGCTCTTATGGAAAGCTCGGATACTATGACCGCTTTGGTCGTGGATCTTACGAGCTGTCTGTATCGCTGGAGGAGGTATAACGCTATATGTTGATAGAAGAACATTTGAAAGGTACAATATATATACCTATAAACAAAGGCAGTGATGATGCCCCGGATTTTGAAGTCATACATCACGATTTTACAGAAGATGATATAATTCATGGCTCATGCAGCATAACGTCAAGATGCTGTGATGACCAGACTTTTTCTATAGGTGGTGTCCGTCCGGCTGAGCTTGCTTTAAAGCTAAGGCTTGAACTACCTGATGTAAATGCGTATACGCTATATGGTGCAAAAATAAGGCTGTACAGTGCATACCATACCGCTCCTGTACCTGATGATAAGTGGATTTTGCGTGGCGAATTTTGGGTAACGTCTGTAAAGCGTACTAAGACTGTCTATTCTCTTCGTGCATCTGACGCTATCATCTGGCTTGATAGTGGGTCATATGCAACTAGTGATGGTACAACACAATCAGCGGAAGATAATCCGATATACAAAGTATGTGTAAGTGCTGCACGTACTTTGGATGCAAATATGAAAGATGGCATTTTTGCATATGTAAACTCACAACTTGAAGAATATGGTGCAGAACCTGTTTTGTGTGATATACGTACTGATATAACAAATAACGCACCGGCTGAACGTGGATTTATACTTATTCCATCGGATGTTTCCGGAGCTGCCGGTTCTCGTTCACCACGTGATTACGCTGCGCATCTTACTCAAATTGCCGCCGGTTGTATGCAGGTACTTGTAGATCCTGACGATCCTGATAAAGCAAAAATATTTGTAACGCCATTTGGATACGAACCGCAAAGCGGATCAGAAAAATTTAAATCGTCATGGATAAATCCGATAAAGATCCCATATGAAGCGATAGAGCTTGACAGCTGCGATATTGCAGATTACGAATTATATATACATATGACTTATGCCAAAACATATGACGGAACTGGCTGGAGCTGTGGGGGCGAAATACACAAATACGGCGGCAATGTTGTTATTGATTTTTCCAACAACTCGTTTCTTGATGGACGTTGGTATCAAAGAGGGATTTTTGGTGCAATCGAAGGTGGCGAAAATGAGCTTGTATTTTCTGTGCTGCGAAATACCGGTGATCAGCTAGGAGCAGTCAAAAAACGCCCATTCAGTTTGAAATGTCATCACGCTTTCAAGTCGCTTGAAGAGATGCCAAAGCTTGGACAAAAAATTAAAATAGAAGAAAAACCGGGCGAATGGAAAGAAAGTTTTATTACAAAAATGATATGGCATTTTCGTGGTGGCTGGGAGCTCGGAAGTGCCGGTTCCGACTCAAGAGTTCTTTCGCAAGCTGCAAAGAGAAGTCTTGCGAGCCACGCTGAAGATAATGCTAAGACTTATGCAAATATTGCTGCAAGGTCTGTAGACAGTAGAGTTTCTTATTTAGAGAGCTTTTATGACGATGAACTTTCACGCATATGGGGACATCTTTCAGCACTGGAAAATCAGTAAAGGAGGGAAAACATGATACTTACAGCAAAAGGAAAATTCATAGATACAAAGCCTATGGAGCGTCTGCTTACGCAAGGTGAAAAATATGCAGACAAAATCCATTTTGTATTGCCTGCTATAAATAATGATGTTAATATCGTGAACTGCTCGTTTGTCATTCGCACTGTAGCTTCAGACGGAAGCATGACGGAAACCGGACTTACAGCACAACGCAGCATTGAGCAAGTTCTTCTTACATGGGACGTGCCTGAAAGCGTGACAGCAGTAGCGGGTATGCTGCAAATGGAACTTGTAGGGATCAAAGATTCAGACATCATTATCAAGTATAAAATGCCGGCTATCTTCATCAAAGGTGCGGTCATGGGCGACCACCTTCCGCCTCCTGACATCATAGAAGAAAAGCTTGCCCAGATGAACGACATTCTCAGACAGGCGCAAGGCAAGCTTGATGAGGCAAAAGACATGGTAGTAAACATATCATCTGACATTATCGACAAAACCTTAGCCATTTCAGACAAAGCGGCTGACGCTAAGATAACCGGTGACAGGCTTGAAGGCTTAAGCAGTGATATTACAGATCTTGACGAATTGGTCAAAGGTATCCTAACAAACATATCAAGTGGTGGAATTGCTCAATCAATGATAGAAGTCATAAATGCACGTACTTCACCAGGGCTTAAAGGTCGGGTGTTTGACAGCTTGTCTGATCGCCTTAAGGAAGAGTTTTCAGAAAAGGTTGATTTTGGCGCATTTTGGGCAAATATGGACGACATTGCACAGCAATTTGTTGTGGATGAAAAAGAAGTCAAAGACGCACGCATATCTCCGGGACTTGATGACCGTGAATTCAATAGTCTTTCGGAAAGACTTGAAAGTGAATTTTTTGCTGCAAACGAAAAAACGAATTCTCTTTTATCTCAAATGGAAACAACAAGCGAAATCGCAAGTGACGCACAGTACAAGGCAAATTTGCTTCATTCTCAGGTAGATGACATACGTGGTAATATTGATGGCACACAGTTTTTGGGAAATTCTAATACTGCAACAAAGCTCCAAACAGCAAGACAAATTAATGGTACAGCCTTTGACGGAAGTAAAGATATAAACATTCCTATAAAAGGTTGTTATGCTTATGATGAAAGTACAACTGCTTCAACTGCTCCGTGGCATAAAGTAGCAAGCTGTACTTTAACTAAAGGCAGTGAAGATGCTTATGCTGTATTTCATGTCTATCGCACTTTATCCTCAACTTTTCCGGGAGGTATATTAAAGGCACGCATTAGAACAAATACTGATGTTACGCTTCAAAGCTGCAATCTCTTATGGGAATATGCCAATAATATCAATAAAGAAGATTTTATATTATGTATTATACAAGACCAAAACAGCAAAACTTTAACTGCTGAATTGTGGGTAAGTATAACAGCTAGATGGATTGGTTATCAATTTACAATGATTGCTGACACCGATCGAACTTCTATCAGAAGTGATAGGTGGACTTTATACAATTCTTCTGTAGGACAGGCGGCGTATACTGAAAGCTATAAAACCATCAATTCGGAATTTTCACCTATTCAAAATCCCGTTGAACTTTCAGATTCGGGATGGACTCGCATGACGATAAGCGGCGGAAACGGTGAGCTATACTATAGAAAGTGTGGCAAAACAGTCGAGCTTAAAGGAAGTGCGTCACCAAATGCCGACAATGAATGGACTGTTTGTACATTGCCTGATGGCTATCGTCCGTCAACTGCAAGTGTAGATGTAATTGTAATGGGAAACAGTCCGAGA